CAGCGCCCCAGCGGTCGAACGCGATCTCGCGGATGTTGTACTTCTTGCCGTGCTCCTCAATGAACCGCTCGATGTATCCGTAGTGAACGACATTACCCTCGGTGGTCAACAGGAATCCCTGCCGCTCCCACAGGTCGTACTGCACATGGTCGCGCCGGACGCGCAGGCTGATATTGTCCTCGGGCATCCAGAAGAACGGCAGGATTTCATATCTGCCTTGTTCAGTCAGCGGCGGGAACACCAGCACAAATGCCGTGATGTCCGTCGTGGAGGAAAGGTCAAGACCGCCGTAGCATACGCGCCCTTCGAGGCCTTCCATATCCACCGGGAACGCGCAGGCGTCCCATTTGGCCATGGGCATCCAGCGGACCGCCTGCTTGACCCACTGGTTGAGCCGTAGCTGACGGAAGCTGTTTTCTTCGGCCGGGTTCTGCTTCGCGCTCTCGCAGGCGGCCCGCACCTTGTCGATGCCGACCGTGATCCCGAGGGAAGGGTTTACTTTCTTCCACACCTTGGGATCGGTCCAGTCGTCGTCCTCCTTGGCGCCATAGATCACCGGATAGAACGTGGGATCGTGCTTCCGGCCTTCGAGGATATCCAGCGCCTTCTGGTGCGTTTCGTAGCATATGCTCTGGGTATCTGATCCCGCCGTGGTTATGAGGAAATACAACGGCTGCGTCCGTGCGTCGCCGGAGCCTTTCGTCATAACATCGAACAGCTTCCGGTTCGGCTGGGTATGCAGCTCGTCAAACACCACGCCGTGGATGTTGAAGCCGTGCTTGGAATAGGCTTCGGCCGACAGCACCTGGTAGAAGCTGTTGGTTGGCAGGTATATCATGCGCTTGGTGGAAGCCAGCAGCTTAACGCGCCGGGACAGCGCCGGGCACATCCGCACCATGTCGGCTGCCACTTCGAACACGATGGACGCCTGCTGGCGGTCGGCCGCGCAGCCGTACACCTCGGCGCGTTCCTCACCGTCGCCGCAGGTAAGCAGCAGTGCGATGGCTGCGGCCAGCTCGCTTTTACCCATCTTCTTCGGAATCTCCACATACGCCGTATTGAACTGGCGATAGCCGTTGGGTTTGATGATACCGAATAGGTCCCGAACGATCCGCTCCTGCCAGTCGATAAGGTCGAAGGGCTTGCCTGCCCAGGAGCCTTTGGTGTGGGAGAGCGCTTCAATGAAAGACACCGCGTAGTCGGCGGCGTCCTTATCGTAGTGCGAGTCGGAGGCCATAAAGGCGGTTGGCTTGTATCTCTTCAGTTTTCGCATACGCGCCGCCTCCTTTATGGAATTGAGCAAAAGAAAAGAGCCTCCCGAAGAAAGCCCCTTGCTTTTGTAGTTTGCCTTAGTTGTACTGCTTGAGCAGCTGCTCGTATACCGCCTTGACTTCGGCGTCCTGCGGCTCGATGTCCCAGCCCCTGTTGTAGCTGCAAAGGTCGCGGGCCTCGCCGCGTCTGCGGATTGTCAGCTTGCTGATTCGGCCGCCGTCAATTCCGTACTCCGAACCGTTGTCGTAGTGCTTAACCCAGTAATCGTATCCGTTTATCGTGCCCTGTTCCCACATAATGCTTGTCCTCCTTACTATCTTTTCGGCATACACATATATCACTCAGATCTGATGTAATAGCAAGCGGTGTCTGCAAAATAAAACGGACAATCTTTAAGGACATTTATTTGTGTACTTCACTCCGCTTTCCCCGTGAGGATAAAGGCCGCATATGCCTTTCGGTCGGTCTGGATGAAGTCCACAAGTTCGTAAAAACCATGCTCGAAGGCCAGCCGCTGCACCGCGTTCGCGTCAAACATATTCGGGCAGTCCGGGAGGGAGCGGAGTATGAGTATCTGGTTTCTGAGCTTGCCGTTTATCTTGGAAGGGCGCTTGATGATGTCCTCACCGTAGACAGCACCGAGGGTAGAACCGTTGTCCCAGTTCACGAAGATCGTTCCCGTATCGTCCACCAACTCCACCACGCCTTGGTCGCCCGCTTTGAGCGTCGTATAGGGGTCCGACATAGACACCAGCTCGACTCTCGTTCCTTTGGGGTATTGCCTGCGTATCCGTTCGACCTGATCCCGTGTAGGTAAACCGTCCTTGCTCATCTCGCTCCCTCCTTAATCGCAGAGCAGCTCATAAAGGCACTTGCCGTTCTCGTCCTCGACATGTGCGCCTGCAATCAAGGCGCCATCGCATTCGGCGGCGAACATGTCGCAGTGGGCTTTCGCCTTGGTAAACGAGGTGAATTCGGTCACCGAGTCCATCTCATCCTTCTCGCTGCGGGTGTAGCAGTGTGCTGTATAGATCGGACGGCTGCCGCTCTTGAAAGCGCTGTTTCCGGGAAGCTTTGAGAGGAGCAGCTTTCGGACGCCTGCGTATTCGCCGCATGTCAGCCCTAACGAAAGAAGCCAGTACCGCATGGCGTACCTGGGGTTATCGGTAAGCCCGCGGTCCCTGGCGGTCACGCGCTTTTTCTGCTTTGCCGTCCTGCAGAGCGCCTCTACAAACTGAGTACAGCAGGCGGCATCGCTTGGGTCGTCGAGCGTGAACCACGGGAACCGGATGGTGTCCTCGGTCACCTGAATGGGCAGATCCTCCGCTCCGAGAGCTGCTTTGAGTAGGGCTTCCTTGGCGGCGACCATCTTCGTGAGGTTGGAGAGGCTCTCGGGGGTGAAGCCGTCGAGCGGAACATCAATAGCCAGTTCAACGGGAGTCCTATCTTCCTGGGCGGGTACCATTCCCGGCCCCTCAGGGTATTCCCAAGCGCTCAGTTCACCCAGCCCGCTCTCGTAAGTGTCAGGTTCGTCATACTCGCGTTCTTCGGTATCAAACCCCAGCCGGCGCAGGGCATCTTCCAGATCCAGATTGTCCTCGCCCGTGACCATGCCAGTTTTGTCGATGTGGTAGCCGCCCACCTTGTATGCGAATGTCGGTGCCCCGAGGTACTCAATAGGGGAGTCCAGCTCGTGACTGATTGCGCCCACCAGCGCTTTGCGCGGCGCGCCTGTGACGTTGTATCTGAGTTTCATTCGGTTGACCTCCGATTTTCTTAATTCCAACGGGCTTTTTGCCCTTCGGTAGGTCACATATTCGCTCCAACCGGCTGTAATAGCAAGCGGATACTGTAAATATCACCGCCTGATTTAAAGACAAATACACAGCGCATGCTTGTGTATGATATACAAGTATCAGTGCTCATCCACGGTCGGACACTTCCTTTACGAGATCGGCATAGTGGAGCACCTTGCCGTCCCGTTCACAGGTGATATCCTCACCGCCGTTTTGCTTGAATGTAGCGTAGCGCCGCAGAATAACACTTGCGTATTTCTCGTCGATTTCCAGCATATAGCAGATCCGGTCGGCTTGATCGCAGGCAATCAGGGTGCTGCCCGAGCCGCCAAAGGTGTCGAGTACGATGCCGTTGGCCTGGCTGCTGTTGCGTATCGGGTAGGCCAACAGGTCGAGCGGCTTGCTGGTGGGGTGGTCGGCGTTCTTCTTGGGCTTGGCGAAGTTCCATATTGTCGCTTCCGACCGCCCGGCATACCACTTGTGCGTTCCCGTCTTGAGCCAGCCGTAGAGGATGGGTTCGTGCTGCCACTGGTAGGGTGAGCGGCCCATTACGAAGCTGTCTTTCGCCCAGATGCATGTGCCGGATAGATGGAAGCCCGCCTCGCGGAAGGCCCTACGGAAGCTCTCGCCCTCGGTGTCGGCGTGGAAGATATACGCCGATCCACCCCCTTCGAGGTTATCTGCAAGGTTGCGGAACGCAGAGAGCAGGAAGTTGTAGAACTGTTCCGACTTCTGGTTGTCGTTCTTTATTTTCAACCCGCTTGCAGACTCGAAGCTGACGTTGTAAGGGGGATCGGTTAGGACGAGGTTAGCCTTGTGTCCGTCCATAAGCTTTTCCACGGTATCTGCGTCGGTGGCATCGCCGCATATGAGCCGGTGCCGTCCGAGCGTCCATACGTCGCCGGGCAAAACGAAAGTCGCCTGTTCGAGGGCGGACGTCAGATCGAAATGATCGTCTTTTACATTCTCGGCACCGTCCAGCAGCTTGTTCAGCTCCGCTTCGTCGAAGCCCAGAAGCGACACGGCGAAGTCGGCGCCCTGCAGTTCAGCCAGTTCGACCGACAGCATTTCGGCATCCCATCCAGCATTCATCGCGAGGCGGTTGTCGGCGATGATATATGCCCGCTTCTGCGCTTCGGTCAGGTGCTCCGCAAATACGCAGGGCACCTCCGTGATACCTTCTTCTTTGGCAGCGAGGACGCGGCCGTGCCCGGCGATGATGTTCAGGTCTTTGTCGACGATGACCGGGTTAACGAAGCCGAACTCGCGAAAGCTCGCCCGCAGCTGGAGTATCTGCTCCTTGCTGTGGGTGCGGGCGTTGCGGGCATATGGCACCAGCCGGTCTATATTCACTTTTTCCAAACGCTCGGTTGTGTTCATTCTTATCTACCCCTCCTGCTTGAGAGCAGGGCTTCCATGATGTCGTCCTGCGGATTGCCGACAAAAGCCGTGGTGCAGTTCTGCTTGACGATGTCGAATATCTCATACCAGATGAGATTGGCCTGCTTCTGAAACGACTGACTCATCTGCACGAACGGGGAAGCGATGGCACCGCCGGTGGTGGGGTGCTTGCCTAGCAGGCCATACACGCTGATGGCTTCCTCGCACTGAATATAGCGGGTAAACGCCTGTGCGTATGCTTCAATCAATCTGGGGTTTACGAACTTCTCACAGCCGCGCTCCTTGAGCCATTTCCATGTTTCTATGAACAGATCGTCTGCGCCCAACGGCTTTCCGTCCCGTTGCCGCGCCCGGAGGTACTCGCTGGTCTCGGGCATGTCCTCGCCGCGCAAATCCGCCGCGTCGCCGAGGTCGTCGGCTTCGAGCGGCGCATCGGGGTGCAGCTCCGGCGCTTCCAGTATCTTCGCGGCCCTGCCGGCCGCAATCTTATCCGCAAGGGGCTGCGGTTTGTCCCCGGCACGCACACGGCGTCCGCCTCTATTTGTCCCGTCTTTTGCCACGCGCCTTCACCTCCTTGCAGCGGCTTTCTTTAATACCCCGTTTGAACCGGAATTTTTTCGCGCGTGGGCCCACACCCGCTTCCAGATATGGGACAAACAGGGATTCTAGCCCCCCCTACCCAATAGATATCCACAGAGTTACCCACAATGCAAAAGCCCCTTCCCATTAATCTAGTGTAATATTTCAATACGAACCTCTTTTCCATCTTCCTCCCTCACGGGCAGTGATCTCGGAATGGCAGGGTTTGCATAAGGTCATGAGGTTGCTCAGATCGTTCGTCCCGCCGCGGGCAAGCGGCTTGATGTGGTGCACCTCCTCGGCAGGCGTAATCCGTCCTTGCTTTTCGCAGCGCTCGCACAGTGGACGGGCGGAGATGTATCGGTCGCGGATCCGGCGCCATATCCGGTTGTAGCGTTTCCTTACTGCCGGGTCACGGTCATAGTGCGCATACCGCCGGGCTTCCTGCTTGGCGTGCTCCTCACAGAACCGGCTGTCCGTCAGCCTGGGGCAGCCGGGGTGTGAGCACGGACGCTTAGGTTTATAGGGCAAGGGAGTTCACCTCGCTTGTGCATAACAAAAGCCCCGGGGGAATGCTCCCTCGAGGCTCTGCTTTATTCTGGATTCCTAAGTATATACTATCACAAAGGAGTACATGACAAACAGTGACATTTACTGCTGAGTTTTCTGAAGCGCGATATTTTTATACTG